TATTAGGATTGGAGTTACTAAAATCATTAAAGACCCCGAAAAGAAACGGTACGAAATAAGTTAAATCACAAGGATTAGCAATAACATATTGTATTTCGTGTCTTAAATATTTTTTTGGAAATAAATTTGTATTTGTAATATTAGCTAATGAATTAAAATTAGAAACAGAAATTCCTGTTATTACTTGAAAATATTCAACATCTGTTGGATATTTTAAATAATCGTTTTTACTTGTATCAGTTATTGTGTCACCAGTTTGAAGTATGTTAATAGTTGCAAAAAGTGGCATACTTGGGTTGTTTGGGTTAGCATATGAAATAGTTTTTGGAATTGGAACAACATTAGATGTAGTATTTGGTGCCGCAGATAATGTTGTTGTTCCTGTTACCGAGTTATTACCAAATGAATTTTCCGTTGCACCAGTTAAATTTATATTTCTTGGGATTAGTTGTCCATTGTTAAAATTATTATCCTGAAATGTTACAAGTTCTCCAATTCCTAAAGTTTGTGCTGTTCCGGCATTTGCTAAAACAACAATAATTTGATCTGTAAATGATTGTTGAGTCAGTAAATTATAAGGTGCGAACTGCAACTGAGGGTTTACCGTAGTGGTTATTATATTTGGTCCTCCACCGGAACCAGTAGTATTAAAATATTTATCTCTAGTGTTAAACTCATTTAATTTTTGTGGGTAGGTTTCTTTTGTTGGGTATCCAAACCATCTGGGGTCATTGTTATTCCCACTAATTTTTTCAGCAGCAAATAAGAATGGTTGTGGTGCGTGGTATTTATTAAAATCCAAAGTTCCTGGTGTTATTATATCAGTACCTGAAAATAATCTTCTAAAATCAATCACCGCACTTATAACAACATCACCCCCTATCTGTTGATCCACAACTCGATTTATTAATGATTTATATTGGCACTGTCCTAAACCAAAACCAATACTTGTTGGGCAATAAAAATATCCCTTATTATTATCGTCAGAATCTTCCCCCGGAAAGTTGTCAAAATTTGGGTGTGGTACGTTATATGACCCCGACAAATTTACAGGAGCAATAAATGATGATGACTGTGCATATGTTAGTCCACTATCATCTAACCCACTTTGTTGTGCAGCAATATCAGCATTAACAGAGTTGGCATCAATATCATCATCAATTTCTGCGTTTCCACAATCACAATCACAACTTGTACATTCCGGGTAAGACAACATTGGTAATCCAAATCTTGGGAAATCTGTTATTCTTATTAAATAAATTAGAGTAAATGCTGCAAAAGATAACCCTAACGCTAGTTTAAAAAGAAGTTTTGCATACTCCAAAGCAATCATTAATATATCACCAATATTAAATACAGGTCCTCCAGGAACGGCAACTCCGGAAGTTGCTGCTATAATCGTGTTTGTTAATTCAATCCCCTCTAGGACCGCAGATACCGAAAAATAAATTCCTAAAATAACTAATAACCATTTGAAAACAGGCCAAATAAATGCAATAAAATGCATAAGCCATAATATGATTATAAAAGGTATTGCCAATATATTCAATAATAGATTAAATATAAAAAACAAACTATCAAAATTTTTAATTATATCATTAACCGGAAATGTGTTAGTTGTGGACTTACATTGTCTATCATCAATTTCTTTAATTCCTAAGTGTTTTGCTCTTCCAACTCCTCTTTTATACCTATCCAAAAACATTGATGTGGTATAAACTTTATTATAATTAAATTCATAGAACTTATCTTCACAATTAATCGCTTCTTGTATTATTTGTTGACCTGCGGTTGTAGTATTATCACCATAATCATTCCAATCCACACTAAAAGCATAAGATCTTAAAGCATCAAAAGTTGGTTGTTGGTAAAACGTATAATTAATTTGGGTTAGGGTGCCAGGATTTATAGGAACTACATTTATTGTTATAATTGTACTAGTAGCGGTAATTGGAATACTTTCTAAATCACCAAAATATAGGACACCACTTAATAAAATTGAAAAACTTTCAACGTTAGTTGTATAATCTAAAGCTAAACCACCTGTTGATGTATTATTTAGAGGATATGTAAAAGTAAGCGTACCACCTGGTATTGTAATTAGATGCGGCGTAGTTGGGAAATTTATCAATGGGTCGAAGTTTGAGAATATCCATCCGTGTTCTTTAATATTTGGAACAAGAAAATGTCCTCTTTGAAATGGATTTTGCAAACCTTGTTCATTTTGCCATTTAAATTTAAATCTATATTTTCCTTTTGTTGGTAGACCTTTATTAGGATCATCAGATAAAACTTGTTCCCCAAATTCATTGGTTATAATATAATTTAAATTCATTGGAACATTTACTAAAAATGTACCATCCGAATCAATAACTTTTCCACCTTCAATTAACGAATAAGATTCAAGAATTGGTCTACCAACTGTATCAATATTAATGGTTTGTCTAATCGCAACTATTTCTCCAGGTCCTGAAACTAATTCACATAAATTTCCTGTATTATTTCTTGGTGTACAACTAACTCTAACCGAATCATCGTTTGTAGTCGAAATTAATGACCCCATAAATACTGCTGTTGGTTGTATATTAATATTTAGACTTGCGGTCAAATCAAAGTCAGATCTAGTTATCCCTAATAAACAAATTTCAGGTTCACCCCATAATGGTGATACCTCAATAATTTTATTTAAACTAACAATTTGTGGTAACTCATTTAAATTTGTTGATTTTTTAAATCTAGACCCATCAACCTGTGAATCAACAGCAATACCAATATCTAATAAATCTTGTGGTGATAACGAAAAACAACCAATATCAGATAAATCAACGTCCATTAATATTGTTTGAGTACCTGTTGGTACTCCAAATATCATGTAATCACCACTTTCATTTGTTCTTACTGAGAATTTATAGTATTTATCGTACACCTCAACATATGATTGATCTGTAAGGATTTCTGTTTTTGATGGAAAATTTCCTGTTGCACTGTGTCCATTATATGATGGTTCTTTCGGTAATAGGTTATATCTATACCCATCTTCATTTATGTCAGAAATTGTTTTATAAGGGTATAATTCAGAAATTATTGGGTTTTCTAAATCTAAATCACTAATAGGAATAAAAACAGATACCCGAGCATTTGGGACCCCAAATCCATTATTAACAATAACTCTACCAACAACAACCCCATAATCGGAGCACATTCTATTATAGATTTCGCCTTGATTAATTTTTAAAGATAATATCTCTAAAAACTCAAAATCCTGTTCTAATTGAATGTTGATAGTTTTTTCACTACCAGGAGTAGTTCGTATTCTATATGATTTTGGCATTAATTACTCTTTTTTGATAAATAGTTTATTTCCTATTTTCAAAAAATAATTCTTTTATTCAAAAAATAAATTATCAAGAGAAATTAATTGTTTTTAAATTAAGAACATTAACGGTAATGTCTTTGTTTGGATACCTAATTTGATATATTTGAGTTGGTTCTGCAAATATTGTATCGGCAATTAATTTAATCATATTTGTTGATGGATCTTCATATTCTTGTGAAGTTTGGGAAGATGAATATTGTCCCCCAACTTTATTATAAATGAATATTCCCGAAACAGAAATAATACCATTTTCACTCTGTATTAATCTTCTAATTTCAGAAACATAAACATTTTGACCTAACCCCCTAACAGTTGGACTAAAATATTGTGTAACAATATTAATAATTTTAGCAACAACTGACCCTTGATTTTGACTTGAGTCTAAAACAACATCTACATCAACACTTAAATCTATTACATTAGCCGTCTCAACGGATATGTAATCGTTTATCATCCGATAATTTGATAGATAGTTTGCAACATTACTTTTAAGTGTGTTAGAAATAACTTCTGTTAAATTACCATTAGTGTCGTAGGATAACATTTTAATTTTTATTTTATTATTTTCTTCAACAATAGATACTTTACCCGGTGCACCAAATTGAGACGGCATAGTTCTTAATACCGACTCATAATCATTTATTGTAACTGCTCTGTTTTGTGCGGAAAAATTATAAGATACATATTGTCTTACTTACTCAGTTGTT